TTGGGAACGAAGTATGCCGTTGAAAAGGCGTTGGGGGCTGTGTACCCCGGAACGAAAGTGGAAGAGTGGTTCGAGTACGGCGGCGACCCATATAAATTCCGCGTCGTCATCGGCGCAACAGAAGCAGGCATCACCGCAGACCGTCAAGCGGCGGTCCTCGACCGTGTGCGTTTTTATAAAAACCTGCGGTCACACCTTGAAGCAATCAGTTACCAAATCGAAAAGCGAACAGCGGTCAAGGTTGCCGCCGTCCACGCTATCGGGCAACGCGTCGAAGTCTACCCATACTTGGCGCGAAATATGGAATCGTGCGGCGGGTTCTACTGCGGCGGATATACGCAGTACGGGCGGAAACTTGCAGTATTCCCGAATAAATAACGAACGGAGGGTGAAGAAATGGAAGATAAAACGTATGGAACCCTTGTGACCGACTGCGGAATACAACTGATTGCGGCGGCGGTCATGGAGGGAAAGAAAATCAATATTACGGACCTTGCTGTGGGTGACGGCGGCGGAAGCTACTACAAGCCGAATTCTACCATGACCGCATTAAAGGGCGAAAAGTGGCGCGGAAAAGTAAACCGCGTAGAGGTCAACGAGAAATCCCCAAACATGATTGACGTAGTAGCGGTGATTCCGTCCGATGTTGGCGGGTGGACAATCCGCGAAATGGGCGTTCTGGACGAAACGGAAGCCCTTATCGCGGTTTGCAATACCCCTGACACGGAAAAAGTCATCATTTCAAGCGGAGCGGCGGGCGAAATCGAATTGACGATGCACATTGAGATTTCCAACGCGGACGCTATCTCTTTTATCATCGACCCGAACGTAGTAACGGCAACGAAAAAAGATATTGCAGACCACGACGCATCGAAGACGGCACACGCCGCAGAGTTTGAGAAAAAAGCAGACGTTACCGACCTAAACGCACACGCGAATAATACGGATATTCATGTAAACCCGTCTACGATGGGAAATTACGACACGGCAATTTCGGGGCTGATCGAACATAAGGAAGATACGAAAATTCATGTGACGGCGGAAGAAAAAGCATCGTGGACGGAGGGTGCAGAGCAGGCGGCGGCGGACGCGAACAGAGTAACCGAAGCGCTTAACGCCATTGCAGGAATTGAAAGCCGCGTTTCTCGCGTGGAAGACGGCCTGTTCAACAACATCACCGGGAACCCGTTTCTTGCGTCCTTTGATTCCCTCGACGGCATCACGCTCGTTAAGGGTATCTGGAACGAAGAAAGAAAGCGCATCGAATGTTGACGGAATATGCCTGCCCGCGGCGGGAACTGTCCTGTATCGTCGGAAACCTGTTTGTCGAACTGGAACCGCCCTGCGACCATTGCGCCGCCGGGGACGGCCTGACGATATGCGGAACGACATACGCCGGGACACGGGCAACGCTGACCGTCACCGAATACGGATTTACCTTTGACGGACCGCCGGAGGAAGTCGAACAAATCCGGGAAAGGCGGTGTCTGAAATAGACCAGCGACAAACCGAACAAAAGCCCGCACAAGAATTTGCAATCATCACGAAAGCGAAAGATTTAGTCAAGCACACGTTTATGATGACAAGCGAACGGAGATTTCCGAAGAAGTACCGTTTTACCATCGTAAACCGCTTGCATGATTTGACGCTTGACATTTTTCAACACATACAGGAAGCGAACGAACTTGACCTTGCGGACCCGCAGGAATACCGCGAACGGCGCTACGAACAGAAAAAGGCGCTGACAGAGTGCAAGACGGTTCTTTTCCTGATCGAACTTTCCTTTGAAAAGGAACTTATCTCTTCCGAACAATGCGCGGAATGGACCCGGCACGTTATGAACGTGAAGAACATGACGGCAAAGTGGAGGAAGCAGGATAGAGAGCGGTTCGCCGCGCTCCAACAGAATAGAGGAATCACGCCACGGCGGTAACGCCCGGCGTTTTTCTTGGGGTGCGACTTGTAGCGTCCAACTCTTACAACGTCCGCAACGTCAATTCCTCTGGCGCGATGAACTGGAACAACGCTTACAACGGCAACAACGGCGTTCGCCCGCTTTGGTAGAAACCGCGATTGAGTAGGCCGAAAGGCTGAAAACAGAGGACCACTATCAAAGGAAGCCGCATCCCTCCGCCGCGGTGACAGCGCGACGGTAAATACAAGATTGGTGAAGCAAGGTCCACGGAAACCAGCTTCCGCCCGCCGCGGACGCGCGGTGCGGTCCGATGATGACGCGTTGCGTGCGGGGGGAGCCGCAGACGCGCAAGGCCGATTCTATACACGGCAAGGAGTTTTTTATATGCAAGGCGCAGAATTCGAGCAGGTATATGATTTTGGGAACCTATACGCGGGGTTCCTGAAAGCACGCAGGGGCAAGCGACACAAACCCAGCGTTGAAAAATTTGAAGCAAATCTTCTTGAAGCCCTATGCCTACTTTCGGAAATGCTGAAAACCAAAACATACCGACCGTCAGATTATTTCGTTTTCAAGGTCTATGAGCCGAAAGAACGAATCGTTATGACGAACGCATTCAAAGACAAGGTGGTTCAGCATTCCCTATGCGACAACATACTTGAACCCGCGTTTTCAAAAGCCTTTATCCGGGACAACTACGCATCGCAGAGCGGGCGCGGAACACATGACGGGTTATACCGTCTTGAAGAATTCATGCGGTCCTACTACTTCACACGCAAGGCGAACGCCGAGCGGGAGCGGCGGGCCGCGGGATTGCCGCCGCCCGGCCCGGAGGAAGTGCGGCACTATTCGGACGGCTGGGTTTTGAAATGCGACATATCGAAGTATTTCTATTCAATCCAGCATGAACCGTTAAAGCAGATGACGCGGAAGTACATCAAAGACCCGGATATTCTGTGGTTAGTTGACCTTATCGTTGACAGCACGGAAAATCCGGGAATTCCTATCGGCAACCAGACTTCACAATGGTTCGCCGTCATGTATCTTTCGGGCATGGACCATTTCATAAAAGAAAAGCTGGGTATTCGCTATTATGGGCGGTACATGGACGATTTCTATTTGATACATGAGGACAAGGCATATTTGCAATACTGCCGGAGCGAGATCGAACAATACGTTGCCCGGCTGGGCCTGCGGATGAACAAGAAAACAAATATTTTCCCGTTGCGGAACGGTATTGATTTCTTGGGCTTCCACACCTACTTGACCGAATCGGGCAAAATCATTCGCAAAGTCCGGCGGTCAAGCAAATGTAACGCACAACGCAAATTGAAGAAACAGCGCGGTCTACTGGACCGGGAGAAAATCAGCCTTTCAGACATTGAACAGTCATACGGAAGTTGGCGGAGCCACGCCGAAAAGGGCAACTGCTATCACCTGATACAGAAAACCGACAGTCTGTTTCAAAATCTATTCAAGGAGAGTGAAAAACAATGGCCCAAAGTTTGAATGCGCTTGCCGTCGGTGCGCTTGTCAAAGATACAGGCACGCTTTATAACGGTAAGCCTATCATTTGGAAAATCGCCGACAAGGGACACACGGGCTACCCGTCCGGCGCTGTGACCCTGATTACGGAGCGCATTATTTCCCTGAAATGCTTTGACGCTATCGAATCCGGCAACAGCGACGGCAACCGCCGCAGTTACGGCAATAACCGTTGGACCCTTTCCAACGTGCGGCAATGGCTGAACAGTCAGGCCGCCGCCGGAAAGTGGTACAGCGCCCAGCACAGCGCAGACGCGGCCCCGACGAATGCGAATGTATGGAGCAACTACAACGAATACGACGCGGAAGCGGGCTTTCTTGCGGGCTTCTCCGCGAACTTCATTGCGGCCCTGCTGACTACGACCCACACCGTCGGCAAGGCGACCGTAGACGGCGGCGGTACGGAGAGTTGCACCGACAAAATCTTCCTTGCGACCTGTACGGAAGTCGGCTTGTCCGGCGACGTGACAGCGGGAAGCAAGCTGGCCTTGTTCAGCAACGACAGTTCCCGCCTTGCCTACCCCACGGCGGAAGCCGTGAGCAAGAGCGAATACACGAACAGCGGTTTGAACGTAAATTCGCCGTGGTGGTGGTGGCTTGCCGACGCTTACGCGTCCGACTCTTACGGCGTCCGCTGCGTCTATTCCTCTGGCGCGTTGAACTGGAACGGCGCTTACGGCGGCGACAACGGCGTTCGCCCGCTTTGTAATTTGTCCTCTGGAATCTTGGTATCTGATAGCCCGGATTCCGACGGAGCATACACGATCATTTGGAACCGCGCCCCCTCGAAGCCCTCTTCCATCACGGTTCCGTCCAGCGTGCGCGGCGGCGAAAGCCTGTCTATCAGTTGGGGGGCTTCCACGGACGACGACGGCAATCTTTCCGGCTATATCCTCGAACGGCAGGTCAACGGCGGCGCATGGGCGCAGGTATACAAGGGCATCAACCGCAGTTACACCGACGCAATCACGTTCGGCTGGACCTCTATTGCGTACCGCGTCAAGGCGTATGACAGCGCGGGCGCGGAAAGCGCCTACAACACCAGCGCGACGCGGACGGTGGTAAATAACCATGCGCCCGTTATCAGCGGCACGGATTCCAACTTGGGAACGAAGACAGCCGCGTTCGCGCAGAGTTACAGCGTGACGGACGAAGACAGCGGGCAGACCTTGACCGTGACGGAGTACATCGACGGCACGCAGAAGCGTTCCTACACCGCGACAAGCGGACAGAACTATTCGTTCAACATCACCGCCGCAGAGTGGGTGAAGCTGTTGAACGGGTCCCATACGCTGAAAATCGTTGCGGCGGACAACTACGGCGGAAGCGCGACCCGGACGTATACGTTCACGAAGAACGAAACGGAAATCGAACTTACGCTTGCGACCCCGCTTACTGCCGATGATATGGTGACAAAGGGTATCATGTCTGTCGTGCGTCAAATTCCAGCAGGTGCAAAATTCACCGTGGAAGTCTGCAACAACGGCAACGACGCTTCCCCGACATGGGAGGACGTGACGCAGAACGTCGTAAGCGGAAGTAAGTTCTTCCTTTCCAACACAACCAAAACGGCGAGCGCTTGGGGCTACAATTTCCGCATCAAGGTAAAGCGCGGAACGGCAACGGGCGATTGCTTCATTACGTCTGCGGGAGGTAACTTTGAATGAGCATTCAGCACAGAGAAGACAGCATTCGTGATATGAAGTTGGAGCGGCTGGGCGTGACCCCACCGCAGGACTGGAACGACGTTGAGCAGGTCCGCACGGCGAAGAAAGCCGAAATCGGCCTTGCGTGTTCCGCGGCTATCTACGCCGGAATCGACGTGGGCGGCGCACATTACAGTCTGACCGAACACGACCAAACCGAACTTATGGCGCAGTTCCAGACGGTCAAGGAGGGTGCGGAGGAAGTGCCGTACCACGCCGACGGTGAACTTTGTCGTATGTATACCGCGGAGGAATTCACCGCGCTTACACAGGCCGCGACCGCCCACGTCTTCTATCACCGCACTTACTGCAACCACCTGAACGCGTGGATTAAACGGGCCGGGCTTGATGAAATCCCGGCTATCGTGTACGGCGCGGACCTGCCCGCCGACCTTGCGGCAAGCATGGCGGCGCTGATCGAGAAAGCAGGTGGCGACGCGTGAAACGTATCTTGACGATTTGGGCCGCGCTGGGCGCGGCTTACGTCGTATTTGAAACGCTTTTCCGTGGGTACTCCCACCCGTCTATGTTCGTTGTAGGCGGGCTGTGCGGGGTTCTGGTTGGTGCTATCAATCAGGCCCCGCGCTTTTATCGCGCCCCGGTCATCGTGCAATCGGTCATCGGGGCCGTTATCGTGCTTGCGGTAGAGTTTGTTTCCGGGTGTGTCCTGAACCTGTGGTTAGGGCTGGACGTTTGGGATTACAGCAATCAGCCGGGAAACGTGCTGGGCCAAATCTGCCCGGTGTTCGGTCTGCTGTGGTTTTTCATTATGCCGCTTGCTATTTGGGCGGAGGACACAACGCGCTATTTGGTTTGGGCGTATGACTGCGCGGTTTATCACTCGCAGGAAGCACCGCCCACAATCGCCCCGTATTCGCTGAAAAGCGTTTACGGGGACTTCATTTGCGGGAGGTGACAGAATGACAATCAGAGAGATAGCAAGCGGCGGAGGAATTGCCTTTGTGGTTCTGACGCTGGTTCAAATCGCCCCCGTGAAGTTGAACCCGTGGACGTGGCTTGCGCGTGCCATTGGGCGGGCAATCAACGGCGACGTTCTGCGGAAGCTGGACGAAACCCGTAAAACCCTTGACGACCATATCAAAACGGACGACGCGCGGAACGCTGATTTTCACCGTTCAAAAATCCTGCGATTCAACAACGAACTGTTGCGGGACATTCCGCACACGCAGGAAGACTTCATCGAGATTTTGCACGAAATCGACCTTTACGAAAAATACTGCGACACACACCCGGAATATGAAAACAACCGCGCCACACACGCGGTTGCAAACATCAAGCGGGTGTATGACGAACGGTTGGTAAAGCACGATTTTCTATGAGAAAGGTGGCGCGGCATGATTTATCTTTTCAGCGTTGCCGCCGGGCTGGTTGGCGGGTTCGCCGCCGTCCTGCTGTTGAGCGGACGACGGCCCCGCCGACGAAAAGAGGGCAAGCAGAACCGCCGGAAGACAGAGTGTTCAAAGCTGGTTCTTTGGGCGGTCCTCTGTACCTATTTCGCCGGGTTCGGCGTGGGCGTGTGGGCCGTCGTCCTCGACGCTTCACAGCTTGGCGTTTTCCTTGCCTACGTTGGAACACCAACGGCAACGGTCATCGGCTTTTATTCGTGGAAAGCAAAAGCGGAAAACGTCGTAAAAATCAAAAAGGCGAACCCGGAGGAAACGGAGGGAATGCCCGTTGACCTGAACAACGTTCAGTCGTAACGGAGGAATACACATGACACAGGAACAAAAGAAATTCATCGAGCGGGTGGGCGCACTTGCCGCGGCGGATATGCAGAAAAGCGGGGTCCTCGCGTCCATGACGATAGCGCAAGCAATCCTTGAAAGCGGTTGGGGCAAATCCGGCTTGACGGTCAAGGGGAACGCCCTGTTCGGCATCAAAGCCGGGACAAGCTGGACCGGGGCCGTTTACAGCGGCAAAACGCAAGAGTGCTACGACGGCGTGACATTTACGACCGTGACGGGCCTTTTCCGGGCCTATGGAAGTTGGGCGGAAAGCGTCGCCGATCATTCCGACTTGCTTTCGTGCAATGCCCGCTATAAAGCGGTCATCGGGGAGCGGGACTATAAAGCCGCGTGCCGGGCAATCGCCGCGGCGGGCTATGCGACCGACCCGAAATATGCGGACAAGCTGGTTCAAATCATCGAAGCATACGCCCTGACCGCCTACGACGGCGCAGGAAGCGCCGCAAAGCCCAGCGGTTCAAATACCACGGCGGGGACCACAAGCCCCGCAGACACGAAAGGAGCAGGCAAAATGAAAGCGTCTGAATTTATCAACAAATTGCAAAACATTGTGGACAACTATAAAACGCTGTACGTCATGGGCTGTTTCGGTGCGCCCCTGACAGGCGCGAACGTGTCCCGCTATTGCACAAATCACAGGTACAACAAGCAGGCCGCGCGAACGGCGATGATTCGGGCGGCGGCGGATAAGAACCCGCCCGTCTACGGGTTCGACTGCGTATGCCTTATCAAAGGCGTTCTTTGGGGTTGGAGCGGAAACGCCGCGAAGCCATACGGCGGCGCGGCCTATGCTTCCAACGGCGTTCCCGATCTTGGGGCCGACACCATGATTACGAAGTGTTCCGGCGTGTCCGCTGATTTCGGCGGCATTGTTCCGGGTGAAGCTGTCTGGTTGCCCGGTCATATCGGCGTATACATCGGCGGCGGAAAGGTCATCGAATGTTCGCCCGCTTTCAAGAACTGCGTGCAGGTGACGGCGTGCCTGAACATTGGCACTATTTCCGGCATGAACGGGCGCAAGTGGACGAAGCACGGGAAGTTGCCGTATATCACCTACGACACCGCAGGCGGCGCACAGAACGGCGCAGAAAGCGCGACAAAGCCCAGCGGCACAACTACCACCCCGGCGACGCTTGCGTTCGCTGTGGGCGACGTAGTGCGCTTCACGGGCAACACCCATTACACCAACGCGGCGGCGGCAAGCGGCGCGGCCTGCAAGCCGGGAACGGCAAAGGTAACGGCGCTTGCAAAGGGCGCAAAGCACCCCTACCACCTTATCAAACAGCCCGGCGGCGGTTCTACCGTTTACGGCTGGGTCAATGCGGCGGACGTGCAGGCCGTCGGGAGCGGTACGACCGCGCCGAAAATGCGCGTCGGTGCAAAGGTGAAGTATTCCGGCCCGCTGTACCGTGACAGCAACGGCGGCGGACAGGGCAAGACCGTAAACGGAACGTATACGGTGAAGTATTACTATCCGGGCCGCAAGTGCGGCGTACACATCGACGGTTTGGGCTGGGTCCCTGAATCCGGCTGTACCGTCATTGGCTGACAGATAGAAAGGAGAAACGGAAATGAACGTTCTTACATTCCTTGCGAAGAATTGGGACAGCGTGCTTGTCGTCGTTGCTTTCCTTGCGCTGGTTGTCGTGCTTATCAAGCGCGGCGAAACAAAGATTTTGAAGCAAATCCTTTTCAACCTTGTAACGCAGGCCGAAAAGCAGTTCGGAAGCGGTACGGGTTCCCTGAAATATGCCGCCGTCGCGGACTGGATTTATCAGCGAATCCCGGCGGTGCTGAAACTGCTTTTCACGTCCAGCGATATTGAAAAAATGATCGAAGCCGCTTTGGAGGAAGCGAAGAAAGCATGGGGCGCGAATGAGAATTTGAAAGGCTACATCGAAACCCCATCCGTGGAAAGCCTGCTTGTCGGCATCGAAGAACAGGCCGTCCAGACCGAACCCGCAGAAAACTAAACACGTCCGATTCGGACAAAAACGAAAGCCCGTCGGGGGTCATTCCCCGGCGGGCTTTTTTGTTTTACAGTTTACCGGATAAGGAGGACAGAAACCTATAAAGGTCAATCTTTCTGTCAATCCACACGGCTTCACCTGTTTCTTTCATATAAACCGAATAAATCTCGTTTGGATGTTCATAAATCGCTGATATTTTGTTTTTCACTCGTCGGGGGATTATAATAGGCGTTTCTTGAAGAGCCTTGCGGCGGATTTTGTTCATACAAATTCCCCTTTCTTTGTTGGGGCGGGCGGCGTTTGCGCCGCCCGCTTTCATCTTACGCGCTGACCGTGGACACGTCAAGCCGGAACGCGAGGTCAAGGACCTTTGCGCGGGTTGCGGCGTTGTGCTGAACGGCCTTTTCCAACGTGGCCCGGACCCCAGCGGGAGCAAGGGACAGACCGTAGGCAATCAAGCTATCTTCCGACGCTTTCAGGACGGAACGGGCGGCGTTCAGTTCTTCTTCAAGCCCGGCGGAAACAATCAGCGCGGCGCATTCGTCGTTCGCCTTTTCAAAGGCCGCGTCATCCTCCATGCAGTAAAGGAATTCGGGAACGGAGCCGTCGGGATTGACAATGCCTTTGTCGGCAATGAACTTCTTTTCGATGGCTTCTTGCTGGGATTCGACTTCCTGCACGCGGGCTTTGGCGACCATATAGGCCCGCTGGAACTTGTTTGCAGTTCTTTTCATGTTCATTCCCCTTTCTTGCGGCGGTAATGGACCGCGGCGGCGATAATCAGCTTCACAACGGCAACAGCAATCAGGAAGATTCCGAGTTTTTCAAGCATGGTTGACAGTTCAGAAGAAAAAGTGTATTCTATGGGTGGGCGGTGAACCCGCCCATAGAATACGGGGTTTCGGCTTACGTCAGCTTATCAATTATCAGTAACGCAAGCCCTACCAGAAAGTCCACGATTGCGGTTATTACGATGGTCCGAACATCGACCCGCGATTTCGTGGGCTTTTTCTTTTTCTTCTTCACCTTGTCACCCCCTTTCTTTATGCTCTTATAATATACTAACGTTAGTATAAAGTCAATAGGGAAAATGCGAAAAAGCAGAAAAATTTTGCGCCGTTGCGGTAGATACAGCGGCGCGAAAAGCGGAGCGGCGGAAACCGCCGCCCCGGTAAAGCGTCAAGCGACGAACACACCCAACGGAGAACCGCCGGGAGAGCGCCACCCGCGGCGGTGAATGTCGGACAGGCGGACACGTTCAGGAGCCTTTGCGCCGTCATACAGGACCATAGCGAAAACGCCGCCGTGGAAGAAACGGGTATCAGGCAGGCTAACAAAGCCGATGACGGTTCCGCTCTGCGGAGGATAGCAAGCACCGCAGACACGTTCGACGCGCTGACCCACCATAACAACAACGGTGTTCACGTCGGCGGGCTGGGCGATTTCAACGCCGCAGGACGTTTCGGCGGCGGCTTCCTCGACGCTGGGTTCCTCTTCCGGCTGAACCTCGTTTTCAGCACGGAAGACCGGGGCCATAGAATAACGTTCGGGAATGATATATTCGCCGCGTTCATCGAAGAACAGCTTTGCGCGGCGGGTCTTGCCGTTACGCTCGAACGTCACCGTCTTTTCGGTGCGCTTGATAATCTTGATGGTGAAAATGCAATCGTAATTGCAGGCGCTACGGTCAAAATATTCCTTGCCGATCTCGAACTTTTTCATATTGATTACCCCCATATATAAAACCAGAAGTTGAAGTGTCATTGTATGCCGTGTCGGTTCCCTTTTCGTGTCAGCCCGTAAGGTTGGCTGTTGTCGAACTCTACGCCCCGACAACCGGGCGGCTTTGGTTTCCCTTTCTGATTATGATTATATACTAACGTTAGTATAAATACAAGTTGGAATGATGCACAAATATACTAACGATAGATTGTACGTTTTTTATACTTGCGTTAGTATAAACAGCGTGATAAAATGGAAAAGTAAAGGAGTGGTGACAATGGCAAGCAAATATGGAAACCCACGCGGGAAAGCCGCGACAGACGCGAAGCGGAAATACAACAGCAAAAACTATGACAGGATTTACCCGTATGTAAAGAAAGGCAAGAAGTCCGTATATCAGAGAGCGGCAAAGGCAAGCGGGTTTGATAGCATAAACGATATGATCGAATCGCTGATGGACGAACGGGCGGCGGCGGTGTTGGGACTGTCGCCGGAGCAGTTCGCGGCAGAGGTTCAGGCCGCGGCAGACGCGGAACAGGAAAAGGCATAAAGAAAGCGGCGGGCGTTGCGCCCGTCGCTTTTGCTTTCCTGCTGTTCAGAACTGTTCGTATGTATAGCCGCCGTTTTCGTCCAGCGTGATAGCGCCGTAATCTTCAAGAATAGAACCGTCGGTATCTTGCTTCCCGTATGTACCGACATAGTACATAGAACCGGGGAAACAAATACCCGTGCCGTCATCACAAAGAATTGCAACCCAGTTGTAGCCGCTGTCCTTGACGACGGTTTCAACGAATTCTTTGTAGTTTTCTTCCGTAATGGATTGAAGCTGTGCTTTCGTAATGCGGATATAGGCGTATTCACCGATTTTGTCGCCGGAACCAGTTTTCACGTCCTTTACAGTTAAGTCATAGTCCATCAAGACGTTGTGTTTGTGATATTCAGGGTACAGCATATCACGCCCAGAATAGACGGTTTCAACCGCACCGTCAGAAAGTACAACGTCGAGGGATGAACCGCCGTAATAGACGGTATACGCGCCCTTGCTTTCGGAAATGCTTGTAATCTTACTATCAAGGCCGCAGGAAGTCAGAACGATAAAGACTTCATCGGCCTGTTCGGGAGTGATTTTCATATCCGCCCGAATGGTGTTCATGGCATCGGGGTAAAAATCATACTGCGCCGTCAGTTCCTCCGATTTGGGCGTGTCCAAATCGACAAGAGCGCCGCCGCAGGCGGAGAGGGACGCGGCAAGCACCGCCGCAAGGACAAGAGATAGAACCTTTTTCAT